AAGCTCCTGTATGCCCTGAATAAATCAGGGGTATCGGTTATGGATCAGGGGGCTAGAGCAGCCCCCCAGCCCAATGGGCTACTTGTTAGCCACTATACGCAGCTCCATCACCTAGAGAGCCCCATATACCTCGCCAATCACTCCAGCCACGGGAGAATCTTTGGCGGGATTTGAATAGCGCCATATCGGTGTCAAAGCTATCATCCTGCTTGAACTCTGGTCGTACTCTGTCAAACCAGTTGAGTTCGTGTACATTGGAATCAATCAAGAACCATCGAGTTGTATTACCATCCATGTAAATCCAATCAATAATCTTGAACTGATTCTTGTAGACGTTTGCGTCATTGTCAGCCGTACCTTGTCGTAGAGGTGAATCTATAATAAGGTGAGCTGTTTTCCTTAGATCGATTGGGATAAGAAGAGTGTCTGGAAAGACATCAATTCTTTGTCCCTTGTCGTCCAGCTGACCTCTCATTGCAATAATTGAAGTTTCGAGGTTTGCTTCAGTCAAAGTAATACCAGTTGAGCTAGCATTGCTTTGAGCGGTTCCACCATCAGCTCGGTCGTGTGAAGTAGAGCAAAGCTCTTCACTGTCACCACCAAGGTAAGAGGAGTTAAAAGCTCGGTTAAATACCTGAGCTGCTTCTCTTTCCCTAGTTCGACGAGCGGATCGTGCTAAAGCGGCTGGTTTCTTGTTAATTACGTTGTAGAGATCGTCTTCCCACATTTCCCTACTAACCTTAAATCCTTTAGTGTACTTAAGGTGGGTGTAGGTCACGTCAAACATTTGAACTGGATCCTCATAGTCAATAGGAGCGCCTTCAGCAGTTTGCTGCATGTAGCCAAACCCAGTGACAGCCGAGTCTCGTTCATCCTGTTTAGCGGAACTATTTATGTGGAATATTTGAGTCAGAATCTGCGGAACTTCACTATAGCGGTCATCGAAGATCTCACGGAATCCTGGCTCTAGTAGGTCACCAAAATCTGCTCTATATGTAGCCATAATTCATACCTCCTTATGCCGCATTCACAGCTTCAGCAGTTGTTTGATTTCCAATCTGACTGATTAACTGTGGCTCCGCAATTCTAAATAGACCTTTGGAAAGGTCCCCATCGCCGTCAGGGTCCCGTGATATTAACTGGAACTGTCCAGAAGTATCAGAGACCGTGCCTTGATCGATTTGACCTGAGGCAGCTACCACATCGCATAGCTGCAAATCGTTGGCGATAGTAAAGTTACCATTAGCATCGTTGTACCAAAGCAGAACTCCTGCTGGATCAACGACAACTGCACCCTTAATATAGGTTGCTGCCGTTTGATTTGCCGAACCAGTTGCTACTTGGTCATCTTCAGTTAGGGTCGCCCCCACCGCATCTGCTCCAAGCGAAAATGGGTTAATCCCATCCTGATTATACAAACCTATTAGTATGCCTAATACTGGGTTCGCTGCCGCTGCTCGGACGAGAAAGCCACCAGTATTAACTCTAACGGCATCGCCTAACTTCAGGGTTGTAGAGTTCGCCACTCTAAATTCTTGAGCGGCTGGAAGGTCTCCTCCATACAGAGACTTCCTAAACCTAAATCCTGTTGTTGAACTGTATGCCATTTTTTATACTCCTTGTTGTGTTTCTAATATCTCTTTCTTCCTGGCAAGATACTTCGCAACTGGTATGCCCATTTTTTGCGCTGTCTCTCGTTCAGAAGCAGAGAGTTCTAATTCCGAGCTCATACCACTCGAGGAAGGAATACTTCCTATCGAACCTTGTTGGTTAACCTTATTAGCCGTCAAAGCCTCAAGTTTTGCCGTTTCAATCAAGGCTTCTTTATTAGCAATAAAGTAGGCATTCTCCAGATAACGAGGCAACTTCTGCAAGGAAATTGTGTTAACAATATCTGCATAAGTCATCCTTCCACCTGGATCCGCCAGATCTGCTAATGCGTTGCCGATCTTAACGTGCATCTCTCGTTTTTGGTTTGGCGCTAATTGATCAACCCCGTATTTCCTCTCGAAATCAGCAATAATTTGATTTTCGAGTGCCCTTCTAGTATCTAAATCTGCTGCGGGAATTTCTTTTTTCTGCTCAACGTCTTTTTTAGTTTCCTCTCGTTTTGGTGCTCCAAACCCACGCTGTTCTTTAATCTTATCGTCGAGCCGTTGGTAAAGCTCTGGGTCTGCCCAGACTGCCTGAAGTACTGGATCCATTTGGTCTCGAAATGACCTAAGTTCACCAACTTCAGTTGCCTGTTCACCGAGCTTTTTTTGCAGCTCGTTGTAAGATTTAAGTACCTCTTCAGTACTTTTCCCCGCAAATTTATCTTCTAAAGGTGCTGGCTGTCCATCAGCTTGTCCAGTATTAGCCGTTACTGGGGCTTCGGTTGGTTGTCCCTGAACTTCAGGGGCCTTTTCTTCATCTAACATTTTGGGCTCCTTTCAAGAGTTGTCCAATAAAAAAGGTACATCGCAAAAGCGAGTACCTTCCATTTATAAAACTATATTTAAATTATGAGATATTCTAGATTACTTGTCAAGCTACCGCTTCTTTTTCTGGTGCGATGGCTTCCATCCGGTCTTTCTAAGAGTACCATAAATATATTTAGCGGCTCTTTCGTCCTTGAAACCCTTTTTCTTCGCCTGTACCTTTAGCTTTCTTTCCAGCGCTTTAGGCATTACTTATGCATCCTCTTCTTCATTTTCTTCATTTCTTTTTCGGCCATCATATGACCTGCTTTAGTTCCTTTTAGCTTTTTAGAAACCTTTTTACTGGCCTTGCCCTTGTACTGACCCTTGTGTGGCATTTTGACCTCCTTGCTGTGGACCTTGTAACGGGCTATTCTGACTCAATAACCCTAATAATAAAGCGTTTAAACCCAATCCTAGTAAATCTTGAAGGGTAATCTGAGCAAGACCACCACTGGGGGTACCCTGGGCGGCCGCCGGTGGGACTGCCTGTTGAGTAGGTTGGGGTATTCCGGCTGTATCTGGTGGTAGGAAACTATCCATTCCTTGGGGAGCACCGCCAGATGGCATTCCTACATCTGGAGGAGTCGGTGTTTGCCCAAAAGCTGGCGGCAATGTTGGGTTAGCACTTCCCGATGTGGGAGTGAACTGTTCTATCAATCGATTTTTTGTGTTATCCAAAAAGTCAAACTGAGCCATTATTTATTCTCCAAGCGTTTTTCTAATTCTAATACAGCTCCTTTTAAAGTATAAACCAAATTTTCTAGCCCCGCAACAGTACCCCTAGAAAATGCTTTTTCAATAGCCAATTTTTGGGGCTCTGCTTCTGATAAACCAAAGATATAATTTTTTTCAATGTCAATCATTTTTCTAACGTAATCAATGAATTTGGGGAAGTCTTTTTTATTGGCAATGTTAGCAAAAAATTGCAACTCCTCTAAACTAGCCGTTTCAAGAATTCGTTGGGTTTTTATAGGTATCCGTTCTTTAACCATCAGATTCCTGGTGGTATCATACCACCACCCTGTATTAATGAAGGCAAGGTATCTTGTACCTGTTTGTTACCTCCAGATTGATCACCTACTAAAGCTTTTCGTTGAGACTCAACTGGACTCTGACCTTGAGGTCTTGGCGGTAATCCTTCTGTCATTGTACCTGCTTCAGATCTTCCGGTCTGCGCTAATAGCTCACCCATCACGTGGTCCATAAATATTTGAATAACAGGAGAATCATTAGGTAATCTCTGGAAAGTTGGGGAGTGCATAAACTCTCCGTGAATTTGAGTATGAGCCGGTGATGCAAACGGTGTTGGAGCAACTAGCTGACCCTTGGCCATTAGTTCATTTTCTCTCATTGCCAACTCAACTAGTTGTTGGGCTCTGGCTTCTGGTAATTCCTGGGTTGGTGCTTTCTCTACTTTGAAGTCATCTGGATTTAAATCATTAACCCGAAGAAGCTGGTCGCCTAGTTTTTCTGCGTCGTAGGCCATTCCTCCAACTGCTAGCTGTATAAGACGATCGTACATCTCGGTCATCTTACTTTGCATTAGGGGTTTAGATATCGGCAAAGTAGACCCAGCCGCAAATTTAATATCATAGCCACCTCTAGCAGTTGGAATAAACGTCTCAGGACGTATTTCAAAGAAGCTCATCCCAGATATTGCTCTTTCCTGGGGGATACCCTTTTCATTAGAAATAAGTTCTTTATTCTCTAAACGGATAGTTTTGAAACTTTTCTTCATTGGCTCACCGCTGACAACCTCCAATAACCCTTTCGAAGCCAAAGACGAAACTTGCTGCATATAATCTTGGGTTCCCTTTTTCCCCACGATCTTTTCTAGTTTTGGCTGGGAGTAGAATTGGATAATATTGGAAACTCGCAGTCGGGCGACATTAACCAAAAACTCTCTTTCCAAAAGCCTCATCTTCATTCTTATTCTTTTGAGAGCGCTCTCTTTCAAAATGGCGGCCTCCGTAGCAGTTCCAGGTGTGGGCAGGGACGCACTTCGTGGATCAATACCGGTAGTGATTGTTGAATCATCGGCCAGCATCTTTATACTCATCTCCACACTTCTTGGAATGTCCCCATACTCCACTGGCTTAGCCGCATTAACATCATCAGTAGGAATCAGTCCGTGTGGTCTGGCTATTAAATCCTCATCGTTCAAACCTAGATTATTAGAAACCAAAAACATCTTATCAATATCTAAGTGGTTTCTATCAATCACCATTCTTCTAAGGGTATTTAGTTCATCCTGGGTTGACTCAAGCATCTCTGCTTCACCCTTTCCGTAGAATCTGTGGGTGCGTTTAACATCAAGGGCCCTGGCAAAAGGAAGTTGTTTGTGACGGTAGATATTCGGGCCCATCCTCACCACTACATCGTTGGCAACAATAATTAAATCATCCTCTGGTTTTTTCGACCAGTACCACAAAACTTCAACGTCCTTACTTTGGTCTATCCCTTGGGGAGGTTGGTAAAACTCGTAGTAGTTAGTATCACCACCAGGGCGTACTTTACTAGCGTTTCCAAGGGGATCCCATACGTCACCCGCAAAGAAGAGACGGAAGTCTTCAATATTCATAATGTAGCGGCGGATACAATCTCTAGCAGCGTAAGGACCGCTGAACCCTCGGGCTTTCTCATCGACGTAGAAATCCTGGAGTTTAACTACTTCCATATAGCAATCATCGAAATCGAAAGTTTCTTCTTCAACATACTCTTCTTTGTTATCTTTCCCAATCTTTAGATTCCGGATAAGTCTTCGATCTTTTAAGTAAAACTCTTGGGCAATCCCAGTCCCGAAGATAAGGGCATCTTTCATCACGTTGTAGAGTTCAGAGTCGCCATCGGCTACATCCCAGGTATATTTAAATATGTGGCTCATTACGGTTGCTCGAGGTGCGTCTTCTGAACTTCTGGGTAAAATTAAAGGTTGAGGAGTTTGATCGACTATTTCCGCTAACGCCGTTTCGACGATAGCAGTTGTTAACGGTACGAAGTGGTTACTTTGCCATTCGTCTCTTCTTTCCTTATCTTTCCGCATCGCCTCCCATTGTTTTTCCCACCGGTCCCAATTCTTCTCCGCTTCCTTTCGATCTGGCGAATCTTTCATTGCCAAGAAACGGTCATAGACCCACTTGCGGGCATCGGCCTCTTTTCCCTTTGGGTTATAAACTGCACGTATTGCCGGTTCTGTTTTGTCTTTTGGCATAATTAATATAAGTATCTATTAGCAAAATACTCTCTTTTTTCCCTTGGCCTAGCAAAAAGAGCTAGCGAATAAGAGAGGGCGTCAATAGTGTCATCATGTTGTCCCCTTGGAAACCGTAGTAGTTCATCC